CAACGGCTTCGACTGCATCGCCGTCATCACTGGCGCGTCGAACGTCGCCAACCTGACCAGCGCCCAGTACCTGCTGGTCGGCCCACGCTACGGTGGCGCCACGCCGCCCAGCGCGATTATTGACTAACACGTGTGGGGCGGGGCAACCCGCCTCCTGGAGGACGCAATGGAAGTCGTAGACAACGAGGTATGGCTTCTCCTCGCGGATGGGCGGCTGATCTCGATGAACCAACATGCGTCGCAGGCGCATGTCGCGCAGGGCAACGCCGAGGTCATCCCGCCCGAGCGCGTCGTGCGTGACGGCGGCGCCTTCGTCCTGCTGGACGAGGACGACCCGCGCGTGGCCGAGGGCAAGGCCGCCGCCGAGAAGGCCGCCAAAGAGAAGGCTGAAGCCGACGCCGCCGCGGCGGAAGCGGAAGAAGAAGACGAGGACGAGGTCGAAGACACGGAGGTGGAGGTCGCCCCCGTTGAATCGGCCGCGGTCGAGCCGTCCGAGAAGGCCGTCACCGGCAAGCCATCGGCGAGGAAGCCCGCCTAGCATGGCCGTCACGAATGGCTACTGCTCCCTCGTTGAAGCTCGGGAGCGGATGTCCATTTCCGACAATGGCGACGACAACCTGCTGGAGACGGTCATCACGGCCGCCTCCCGCTGGATTGACGACCACACCGGCCGCCGCTTCTACAGTGGCGCCGGCACCCGCTACTACACCGCCAGTTCGCCCTACGGCCTGACGGTGGACGAGTTCACGGCCATCACCACGCTCAAGACCGACACGACCGGCGACCGCATCTTTGAGGTGACGTGGGCGACGACCGACTACTACCTGCTGCCCTACAACGCCGTCGCCGATGGCCTGCCCTACGACCGCATCGAGGTCGATCAGGTCGCGGGCACGCAGCGCTTCCCGGCCGGTGTGCCCGGCGGCGTCCAGATTGTCGGCGCCTTCGGCTACGGCGCCAGCGGCCCGCCGCCGCTGGTCAAGGAAGCCTGCCTGCGCCTGGTCGAACGGTTCTATTCGCTCCGCACCGCGCCGCTGGGCGTCACTGGCACGGCCGAACTCGGCACGCTGCGGATTGTGTCCGACCGTGACGTGCAGGACTGGCTCAGCGTCTATGTGCGTCGCCGGCGCTTCGCCTGATGGCCAGCGATCTCGTTCGCGTCGAGGTCAAGGGGCTGGCCGAGCTCCGGGCCAAGATCGCCAAAGATAAGTTCGCCAAGAAGCAACTGCGCAGCAGCTTGCGTGAGGCGGCCAAAGTGGTCAAGGCCAACCTGCTGAGCAGGGCGCGCCCGATTGGGAAATCGCTGGCCCGAGCCAAGGTCTCGATTGGCCGCGACCTGACCAGTGCCAAAGTGAAGCCCACCTCGCGCTGGGCGCGGACGGCTGAGAAAGGGCGCCGGCCTGGCGCCCGTATGCCGCCACCCGGCGTGCTGCGCGGTGGCTTCGCTGCCGCCCGGGCCGTGTCGCGTCGCGGCCAACCGCCCCGTCCGTTTGTCGCGCCGGCCGCCCAGGACAGCGCGGCAGATGTTGTGCGTATCCTGGCCGAGGCTGGCAAGAGCATCGAGAAGGACTGGGCGAGCTAGGTGGACCTGCACGCTATTCGCGAGGGACTGGCCGATCTGCTCAACGCCATTCCCGAGCTGCGCGCCTACGCCTACACGCCGACCAGCCCGCGCCCGGCGCAGGGTGGCATGGTCATCATCGACGAGGCCGACGACGCCGACATGGTTGCCTATCACCAGAGCGGCCCGGACACGACCACCGTCCAGCTCACGGCCGTCGTCATTGTCTCGGCGGTCGATGTCGCCGGCGCGCAGCGGTTGCTGGACGACTACCGCTCGACCGGCAACGCCAAGAGCATCCCCGACGCGCTGGAGTCGATGCCGACCCTCAACGGCGCCGCCCAGTCGGTCATGGTGCGCGGCGCCGGGCCAACGATCGACTACGACCTGGCCGCCGGCGGCAGTTCGCCCGATGGCCGGCGCTACTGGTCGATGGAGTTCATGATCGAAGTCTATGCATAGCGCCACATTCTTTTATTGCCAGCGCATCGTGCGTGAACTGACGGCCCGCCGCTTCAGTGTGGTCGAGCTGGGCAGCCGCGATGTGAACGGCAGCGTGCGGCCGCTCTTCGACGGGCAGGACTACACCGGCGTGGATATCGCGCCGGGGCCGGGCGTCGATGTGGTGGCTGACGGCGCCACCTGGGGCGAGACCGGCGCCTACGATCTCGGCCTGTGTCTGGAGACGCTGGAGCACGCCGACACCGCGCCCGAGCTCGTCGCCAACCTGCGCCGCCTGGTGCGGCCCGGCGGCCTGCTGATCCTGACGGCCGCGACCGACCCGCGCGCCCCACACAGCGCGGTGGACGGGCTGACGGTCAAGGCCGGCGAGTACTACGGCAACATCCGGCCGGCCGACCTGATCGAATGGCTGCACGGCTGCACGCCGATCGCCATCGAGATTGACCGCGCGCTGGGCGACCTGCGCGCCACCGCCTGGCAGCCGGCGTGAGCCGATTCCTTGTCGCGCATCCCGGTGCCGAGACCAGCACCCACGATGTCGCCGTCGGCTATTGCGAGGCGCTCTCGCGCCTTGGCCACGACATCGGCCTGTACGCGCTCGACGCGCGGCTGACCGCCGCCGACCGCTATCTGCGCCAGCAGCTCCGCATCGCCCGGCTGAATGACCCGACCCTCCCGCGCCGCCCAGGCTTCGGCGATGTCACGCTCAAGGCCAGCGAAGATCTGGTGCTCGCCGCGCTGCGCGGTCGCGTCGATGCTGTGCTGGTCATCTCTGGCCTGTTCGTCAATCCCAACGGCCTGCGCCTGCTACGGGCGGCGCGTGTGCCGGCCGGCGTCATCTTCACTGAAAGCCCCTACCAGGACGACGAGCAGGCCGAGTGCGCCGGGCTGGTCAGTTGCTGCTGGACCAACGAGCGCACCAGCGTGGCGCCACTGCGCCGAGCCAATGCGCGAACGTGGTATCTGCCCGGCGCCTACCGCACCGGCTTCCACGCGCCGAGTGAGCCCGACCCGACTCTCCCCAGCCATGATGTCGTCTTTGTCGGTTCCTACTTCCCCGAGCGCATCGACCTGCTGGCCGCCGCCGACTGGACCGGCATCGACCTCGGCCTCTACGGCAACCTCGACGGCGGCGTGCGCCGCTCGGCCGGCTGGCGGAAGCTGCGGCGCTTCGCCCGTGGCGGCTCGATGAGCAACGCCGCCGCCACCGCGCTCTACCAGCGGGCGGCCGTCTGTCTCAACCTCAACCGCACCTGCACCTGGGTCGATGGCGCCCAGCATGTGTTGACGGCTGAGAGCCTCAACCCGCGCGCCTACGAGCTGGCCGCCTGTGGCGCCTTCACGGTGGCCCAGGCGCGAGCCGAAGGCGGCGAACTGTTCGGCGAGAGCGTGCCGACCTTCGACACGGCCGAGCAGCTCACGACGCTGGTGCAGCGGGCGCTGGCCTATCCCGGCTGGCGGGCGGCCGCCGCGGCCGAGGCCCGCAGGGCAGTCGGCCCACACACCTTCGACGCGCGGGCGGCCCAGGTCGTCGCGCAGTTGAGCGCCGCGGTGCTCAGCAATCCGTTTGTCGCTCCCCGCCAGGCGGCGGCGGATTGACCACACTACTCAGGAGGCGAGCGCGTGGCTAGGTATCACAACAAGTCAATGCGAGTCTACATCGGCGTCGGTTCCGCCAGCACGGCCTCACCGCTGCTGGCCGTCTCGGACTGGTCGATCGACCTGTCCACCGATACGGTCGAGACGACCAGCGGCGGCGACACGAACAAGAACTACGTCCAGGGTCTAGCCTCGGGCGAAGTGAGCATGAGCGGTTTCTGGGACGATACCGAGACCAAGCTCGTCACCGGCCAGGCATCGGCCACCGGCGTCAAGTTCTACGGCTACCCGGACGTGACCAACGCCGCCAGCAAGTATGTCAGCGGCGTCTTCTGGATGAGTGTCGCCTTCCAGAACAGTGTCGCCGACGCCGCCAAATGGACGGCCACGCTCGTCCCGAATAGTTCGATCACAAATAACCTGTAAGTCGTGGCCATCATCAGTGGCCGCGGCGGCGCGCTGCGGCTGGGCGGGCGCGAAGCGGCCATGCTCACCGACTGGGCGGTCGATGCCGACCCGGCCGAGCGCAGCGCCTTCGTCGTGCGCTGCGGGCTGACCGAGATCAACCCGGTCTACATCAACGCGGCGGCCGCGGTGGAGGTGCGCCTCCAGATGGTCAAACGCATGTGGCGCTGGCGGGCCTGCCGCCTCGCCGTGGATGGCGACCGGGCGACGGTCTGGGCGACCGGCGAACCGGACGTGATGTGAAAGGCAGCGGTGAGATGGCGGAGACCGAGGTGGTCACGCGGCGCAGTCGCTTCGTGGAGCCGGAGACGACCCGGCTGGACCTGACCTACGGTGACTGGATTGAGGTGAAGTCGCGGCTCGACTTCGGCGAGCGCCAGGCGCTGGCCGGCTCGAGCCTACGGCAGTCGGGCAGTCTCAGCACCGGCGACACGCCCGAGTTCACCGTCGATCTGGCCGGCTACAAGATCGAGCGGATGCTCAGTTATCTCGTGGACTGGTCCTTCCGCGACCGCTTCGACAACCGCGTCACCATCACCCGCGCCACCGTGCGCTCGCTCGACCCCGACACCGCCGATGAGATCGACGCCGCGCTTGACGCCCACATCGAGGGCCAGGCGGCAAACCCTACGTCGCCGAACGGGACGAAGGAGTCGCCATGATCCTGGTCCATACTGGCTGGAGCTATCACGACCTGATGACGACACCCGGCCCGATCGTGGATGAGGTCATCCGCCTGCTGAGTGAGCGCACCCGCTAAGTGGTCGCCACCAGTGAGCTGGCCATTCTCATCTCGGCCAAGGATGGGTATTCGAAGCAACTCGACGGCCTTGCCAGTAATCTCGGCAATGTCGGCAAGGCCACTGGCGCCCCGGTCAAGGCGCTCGGCTCGCTCGGCGGCGCCATCGGCGACGTGGCCAAGCTGGGCGCCGGCCTGGCGATCGGCGGCGGCATTGCCGCGGTCGCCGGCGGCTTCGTCGCGGCCGGCAAGGCGGCGGCCGACTTCGAGGGCGTCATGTCCGGCGTCAAGGCCGTCAGCGGCGCCACCCAGGGCGAGATGGACGGCCTATCCAAGCTGGCGCTCCAACTCGGCAAGGACACCAGCTTCAGCGCCAGTGAGGCCGCGGCCGGCATGGAAGAACTGGTCAAGGGCGGGCTCAGCATTCCCGACATCATGAACGGCGCCGCCCAGGCGACACTCGACCTGGCCGCCGCCGGCGGCGTGTCGCTGCCCGAGGCCGCCACCATCGCCGCCAACGCGCTGGCCCAGTTCAACCTCAAGGGCGAAGACATGGCCCACGTCGCCGACCTGATCGCCGGCGCCGCCAACGCCAGCGCGCTCGACGTCAGCGACTTCCAGCAGAGCCTGCAATCGGCCGGCGCCGTGGCGGCCACCGTCGGCTTCAAGTTCGACGACCTGGCGCAGGGCATCGCCATCATGGGCAAGGCCGGCATCACCGGCTCGGACGCCGGCACCTCGCTCAAGACCATGATGTTGAACCTGTCACCGGCCACCGACAAGGCCGCCGGCGTCATGCAAGACCTCGGCATCATGACCTTCAACTCAACCGAAGCGATGCAGCGCCTCACGAAGGCCGGCATTGCCCCGGCCGCGGCTGGCAGCGACGCGCTCTATATTCAGACGCTGAAGCTGACGCTGGGAATGAAGCAGAGCGAAGCCGTGACCGCCAAGAACTATAAAGAGTTCGCCAAGATGAGCCAGGAGGTCGGGCTCACCTCCAACGCCTTCTTCGATGCCACCGGCAAGGTCAAGTCGATGGCCGAGGTGGCCGAGATCCTCCAGAAGTCCACCGCCAACCTGACCCAGGAACAGAAGCTGTCCACGCTGCAGACGCTGTTCGGCACCGATGCCGTCCGGGCGGCGGCCGTGCTGGCCAAGGAGGGCGCCAAAGGCTTCAACGAGATGGCCACCAGCATGGGCAAAGTGTCGGCGAAAGCCGTCGGCCTGGAGAAGCTCAACAACGCCGCGGGCGACTTCCAGGCGCTCCAGGGCAGCCTGGAGACGGCCGCCATCACGCTCGGCGTCGCCTTCCTGCCGGCCCTCCGCGCGGTGACGCAGGCCGCCACCGCAGCGGTCAATGCCGCTATTCCGTTCCTGGAGGCGATGGGTCCGCAGCTCACGGCCGCGCTCGGCCCGGTGCTGGCCATCCTGCCCGATCTCGGCACGGCCATCAGCCAGGCGTTCGCCTACTTCACCACCGGCACCGGCGACATCGAGAAGTTCCGCGGCGTGCTCAACAAGCTGATCGGCAAGGACGGCGCCCAGGCCGTCATCGTCGTGTTCACCAACCTGGCCGACTTCTTCAGCGGCACCGTCATCCCGATGTTTAAATCCTTCGGCGACATCGTCAGTACCGTCATGAAAGGCGACTTCGGCGACGCGCTGGATGCCGCCGCCAAGCACATCGGCACCTTCGGCCCGAAGCTCCTTGCGACGCTGGCCGAGTGGGGCAAAGCGTTTGTTGCCTGGGTCGGGCCACAGATCCCGCCGCTGCTGGCTGAACTGGGCAAACTGCTGGTCGCGCTCACCGAGTGGGTCGCGACCGAGGCGCTGCCGGTCATCGCCACGAAACTCGTCGAGTGGGGCATGGCCTTCGTCCAGTGGGTCGCGCCACTGATCCCACCGCTGCTGGTGGAGCTGGGCCGGCTCTATCTCGAAATGCAGAAGTGGATGATCACGGTCGCGCTGCCGGCCATCATCAGCCAACTAGCCCGGTGGGGCGCCGCCTTCGTGGGCTGGGTCATCACCGACGTGCTGCCGAAGCTACCGGGCGAACTGCTCAAGATCAACAAGGCGGTCGTGGACTTCCTGAACCAGGCGGCGATCGACTTCCTGACCGAGGCCGGCAAGACCGGCGCCGCGCTGTTCAAGGGCTTCATGGATGAACTGGGCAAACTGGCGCCGGTCGCCTGGAACGCCATCGCCGGCGACGATGCCGGCAGCCTCAAGAGCCGGATGTACAGCGGGCTCAAGGACGCCATCGAGCACGCCGTCGCCGGAGTCAACAAGTGGATCGACGACCTGATCGCGCCCTTCCGCCGGGCCTGGGAGACGATCAAGGACATCATCGACAAGATCCGCAGAAACAAGCCCGAAGCCGATGCCGGCGCCGGACCACCGACCGGCGGCGGCGGCGCCCCGAAGATCAGTTCGATCGGCATGAACGGCGGCGTCCTGCGCCCAGCCAGTATTACGATCTACAACGACATTGATGCCCGTACTCAGAACCCGCAGCTCGTCGCTCAGGCCTTCGGCGGCACGCTCGCCGAGGCCATGCAGCGCCAGCTCGTCAGCGGTGTGCGATGAGCCTCCTGATCATGGCGACGGTGAGCATCGACCCGGTGCAGTCGCGCGCCTTCACCACCACCCGCGACGACAGCGGCTTCTCCACGCCGATCATGACCGTCACCGGCTACACCGACCGCGACCGCACCGACCTGGCCGCCGCCAAGGAGACGGCCCGGCAACTCAACGAGCTGGCCGCCAACTACTGGTATCGGGTCGTCCACGTCGCCGACAGCGAGGACAGCCAGTACGACGGCTACTATGAATTGCAAAGCGCGGCCGTGACGGCCACACCGGCGACGAGCAACAGCAAGGCGGCGCTGTTCGCCATCAGCGTCACGCTGCGCCGGGTCGGCGGCTCGGGCGTCGCCTCGCCCAACCTCCAGCGCATCGTGCGCCCGACCGCCACCCTGATCGCCAACTCCTGGTCGATCACCAGCCAGCCCTGGTATCCGATCCCGATCGGCGCTACCGCCTTTATCAACGGCGACAACAAGTACCTGTCGAACGCCGATGGCGCGCTGCAAGCCCTCCGCAACGTTGCCACCTACGAGCAGTACCTGATGAGCACCGCCGATGTCGGCAAGGGCGAGTGCAAGGTCTGGGACACCGGCGGCTCCAGCACGCGTGCAAATTGGAAGCGCGTCTGGGCGGCCGACCACGCCTTCGCCAGCGCCGCCCACTGCGCCATCGACAATGGGCTGGTGACGTATGTGCCGCTGGCCGCCCGGCCGGGCCAGCATGAGATCCAGTGCTGGGACTCGTCGGCCTGGCAGACCGTCACCAGCACCACCGGCGATGGGGTGCTGTTTGCCGGCACGCTCGGCGCCGCCTGGAACGCCGCCACCATCACCCAGATCAGTCCCTGGTCGGTCACGGTGCGCTATCAGCTCGGCAGCTCAACGGTGCCGATCTCGCGCATCAAGGAGATCACGCTGTCGCGCGGCCGGCACCTGGCCTACTACACGCTGACCGGCAACACCGCCGCCCGCATCGACGTTGGCGTCAGCGGCGGCTCGTACACCCGCTTCACCTTCAACCGCAATACCACCGACAACCTCAACGACGCCCGCGACCATACCGTCGATGCCGCCGCCGCCGTGCTCAATACCGCCAACGACAACTGGGTGGCGTCCACCTCGCCCAGCACGACGGCGGTCGTCATCATCGCCATTCCAACGACCGCCACCGCCACCGTCATGAAGAGCGACACCGGCGGCAGCTTTATCTTCACCGGCAGCGTGACGTCGCTGACCTGCATGGTCGGCGCCCAGGCGTATGCCGCCGGCACGCTGGCGCTGGAAGCTGAGGCCGGCACGCGCACCGGCACGGCCGCCGTCGGCACGCTGGCCGGCTCGTCGGGCGGCGGCAGCAATAACTGTGTCAGCTTGCCGGCGGCGGGCGACCGGATCGAGTCGGCCAATCTGTCGCTGCCGGCGCTGGGCGGCGCCAGCGACACGGTGCGCGCCTACGCGCGGTGCTACTACATCGGCGCCTTCGCCGGCGACAGCATTCAGATCCAGATCTGGAACCAGACGGCCGGCGCGCAATTGACCGGCGCCACCACGACGAAGACCTTCGCCGCCATCAACACCGCCATCGGCGCCAGTTCCGTCTTCTTCTGGATCTCGTGCGAGGGCACCGGCTGGAACGGGACGGACAGTCTCCGCATCCGCGTCACACATACGGTCGCCAGCGGCGGCGCCACGCTGGTCGTCGATGAGTGGTTCGCCATCACGATCGTCGGCGGCGGCCTGGACGGGCCGAAGACGATCGCCAATGCCGCGCTGACCTACATGACGATCTGGGAAGAGCTGACGACGGTGGTGACGGCCTAGGATGCCGGAGCAGTTCGAGGCGATCATCGAGGTGATGACCGGCGACACCGAGAACAGCACCCAGGCGACCAACACGTTGCTGTGGGACTCGGCCACCATCACGCTGCGGCGGCGCGCGCCGCACACCTTCACCTTTCGATTGCCGCGCAACGACCTGGCCGGGCAGCGGGCGATCGACTTCCGGGCCGGCCGCCAGCTCTGGATCAAGCGCAACACCGCCTACTGGTTCGCCGGCTTCATGAACAGCGCGGCGCCGGCCGGCTACGACCGCACGACGCGCCGCTTCCGCCAGGTCATCCTGCCCGGCTGGGGCAACGCCTACGCCCTGATCATGAACCGAGCGGTGCAATCAAACACCAGCAGCGCGATCGACATCAGCTACGGGTCATTCGATGTCGAGGACTTCATCGGGCTGATTTTGAATGACATCGAGCATGGCAGCGCCGGCGACTGGTTCCCGCTCGGCGGGCGCAACATCGACGCCAGCGGCACGCCCATCACCTGGGGCCGCCTGACTGGTCGCAGCGCGCTGGAGCTGCTCAACTGGGCCTGTGATGTCGTCCAACTTCCCTGGCGCACCGGCGTGGCGGCCGACGGCACCTTCACCATCGCCGTCACTCCGGGCACCGATCGTGACCTGTCCAGTACCATCCAGCTCTACGACAACGCCAACTGCCACATCGTCGATCTGCAACGCGACGGCAGCCAGATCGCCACCAGCGTCTCGGTCGTCAACCGCCGGGCGGCCGTCGATACCCGGCTGGAGGCCAACGCCGCCGCGCTGGCCACCTCGATCACGGTCAGCTCGACGGCCGGCTTTGAGGTCGGCGATGCCGTCTGGGTCGGCGTCGGCCTGGCGTCGGCCGACCTGGAAGCGGTGACGGCCATTACCAGCAGCACGGTGCTGGCCATCTCGGCCCTGAACAATGCCCACACCCGGGGCGAGACGGTCAAGAACAACACGCCGACCGAGCCATTCCGCATCAGCACCCGCGGCGCGGCGGCATCGGTCGCGCAGGCGTACCACCTCCGTCGCGTCGCGCTGTTCAACGATCAGATGACGAACGTGACGCTGCGCGAGGAGTACGGCGACGCCTACCTGGCCGCCTACGATCATCCGCTGACAACCGGCACGGTCGAGATCGTGGATGCCACACTGATCTCGACGTTGCTGGATGCCGCGCTGGAGCCAGGCGACCGCATCTGGCTGACCAGCAGCGACACCGAGCTGATCCACTTCTACAACAGCACGCTGGTCCAGGTGCAGGAGATGACGCTGGAGCTGGAGCCGGGCCGGGTCAAGCAGCTGACGCTGGTGGTCGGCGACCCGCGCATGGACGACCTGGCCGTGCTCGACCGCTGGCTGGCTGTCTACCAGTCGGCGTCCACCAACGCCCGAGGGGAGTAAGCGATGGCTCGCGTGATTCACCGCACCGCCCGCGATCAGATCCTGGCCGATGCCGGCCTGACCCCGGCCGATGGCGTGCTCTTCCCGCTGGCCATCAAGGTGGCCAAGCACATCAAGGCGACGGGCATGGACGGGTTTGACATCACTGACACGGCTGACCGGGCGGCGCTGATCGCCGAGGTGGGCGAGTCGGATGTCAACAAACTGACCAAGGCGCTGGCCATCGCCAAAGCGGCGGGTGAGGTGGTTGAGGTCTGACGCCGGCGGCGTTCTTGCAGGCGTTTGCGACCGCCGTCGCCAACGACGGCGCGTTGATCTTGCTCGTTCTGCTGATCCTCTGGATGGGGGCGCGGCGCAAATGGGTTTGGTCGTGGACGGTGGAGCGGATGGAGTCGCAACTGACCGATGAGCGCGTCGAGTTCATGGGCCGTCTGAGCGAGATGCGTGAGGAACGCGACAAGTGGCGATCGATCGCGCTGCTCCTCCAGGCGCAACGTGGGCCTGAGCGGCCACCGCCACCGAACCCGCTGGAAGGAGACGACTGATGCAGATCGGTATCGCGCCCGTCTCGATCGGATTTGTGCTTGCGATCATTGCGCTCGTGATCCTCGTCGTGTTGATGGTAATGGGCACGATCCCGCTCATGTGGACGGGCCTGGTGTTACTCCTGCTCTGTCTCAGCCGGCTCTGCTGACCGTGATTGTCGGGTCAGACGCCTTCCGCAACGTCTGCCGCATCACCAGAGATGGCTTCGCGGTCGCCATCGCCGCTCGGCCGCACAACACCGGGCTGGAGAGCGAGCGCGACCTTGGGGCATATTGGGACGAGAGTCGCGCCTGGTCGATCGACCCCTGCTTCACGCTGGCGATGGCCATTCACGAAAGCCAGTTGCTGACCGCCGGCGTGGCCGTCACCACGAAGTCATTCGGCAACACGCGCAACCCGAGCTTCGGCGCCACGCCGGTCGGTGAAACACCGGGGCGCACCGGCACCTTCCCCGTCTTCGCCACCTTCCTCGACGGTTGCACCAGCACCGTCGCCCGGCTGGCGTCGACGGTGTGGCCCCACCCCAGCCCGTATGGCTTGCGGCCGTCGATCGAGAGCGTCTTCAACGACCCGAGCGGCGCGAACTGGGCGCCATTCGGTGATGGCGGCAACGACCCGAACAGCTACCTGTCATCCATGCTCAGGATTATGAACCAGTATGCCGACCAGGCCGACGAGCCGATCACCGGGAGGACACCCCTGGCGCTGACCATCACCGATCGGCTAACGCCGGTCAACTACACCACCGGCCGCGGCGGCCATCGCGTGAAAGCGTTGGTTGCTCACATCACGGATGGCGAGACGGCGGCCGGCGCCATCGGCTGGTTTCACAATCCCGCCTCAAAGGTCAGCGCGCATTACGTGGTCGATAGGGACGGGACGATTACACGGGTGGTACGCGAAGAGAACACGGCCTGGGCCAACGGCGTGCTCAACCAGCCCAACGTCGCCAACCCGATCGTCGCCGGCTGGGTGCGGGATGGCACGAATCCCAACAGCGAGACCGTCAGCATCGAGGCCGTTGGCAAGCCAAACCAGGGCTGGACGACGAAGCAACTGGCCGTCGTCGATGTGCTCAACCGCGATATCGCCGCGCGCTGGAACATCCCGGTGAATGCGACGACGGTGATCGGACACAAAGATATCGACAGCGTGAACAGGGCGCGCTGCCCGAGCCTGACGCCGGCGCAGTGGACTCGCATGCGCCAGCCGGCCATGCTGACCGACGACCAGAAGATGGAAGCGTACTACCAGGCCCACGCCGCTCGCCTGGGTCCGAAGAAGTACGCGGCCCAGCTCAGCTTGCACTACTACGTCGGGCCCGCGCTCGTCTGCGCCTATGGCGTGGTGACGCCCGACGGTGAAGCGATCACGGGCTACCTTGTTGACGACTGGGAAACCTATCAGGCAGCGGGGATTACGAAACTCTAGGAGGTGACGTACGGCTAGCTCGTGGACAAACAAGGGCAAGGCCCGCGTGCTTGAAATCGCGCTGGCCAACGGGACTGAACCGACAATCCTCTACCTGGCGCTGGTCACGTCGGCGACGGCGCCGACGGTGGACATCAACACCAAGAGCGAGTTGACCGAGCTGGTCAACGGCAATGGCTACACGACTGGCGGGATTGCGCTTACCCGCAACGGCACGAACTTCCCAGTCACCGAGGACGACTCCAGCGACCGCGGCTCGATCGACATTCCCGACCAGGCGTGGACGGCCAGTGGCGGGTCCATCCCGGCCTCGGGCGGTCAGGCGCGCTGGGCCATCCTGACCGACGACAACGCCACGCAGGGCAGTCGGGAGGTGTGGTACTGGTGGGACCTGACCTCCGATAGAACGGTGAGTGATACGCAGGTGCTCACGCTCAGCAACTTACTCATCTACCTGACGTGACCTAGCCCGTGGCCATCGCTCGCGTCACCAGCGTCGGCGCCGGCAACATCGGCGCGACCACGGTCGTGCTCAACCCGGCCGCCACACCGGCCGAGCGCGATCTGGTCATCTGCTGCATCACCACCCGTGGCGGCAGCGGCACCTCGATCAAGTGGGATGTCGCCTTCCAGCAGGCCGGGCTGACCAACCCGACCGTCGATAGCACGACCGTGCTGCGCCAGGCCATCTACTGGCGCTGGGCCGGCGCCAACGAGCCGACCAGCTACACCGCCACGCTGTCCTCCAGCCAGAAGGCCAGCGGCAGTTGCATCGTGTTCAGTGGCGTGGACATGGCCCAGCCGTT